AAACAGGCAAGGAAAGCAGCACTAGCCAGAGATAACTATCTGTGCCAAGACTGTATGAAACTAGGATATGTAGTACCAGCACAAACAGTACATCACATCATACCAATAAAGGTAATGTGGCAGCTACGATTGATAATAGATAATATGATATGTTTGTGTGAAAGCTGTCATCAACAAAGACATAGAAAACTAAATGAAATGAAAACAAAAAAGATGCTACAAACTTGTAACATCCGATATGACATAAAAAAACAAATTGAAAGAATAAATTCCTCTACATCCCCCCACTAAAATCTCTAAAAAAGAGAATAGGGGGAACGGCGAGGGGAGCTCTGTAAATAATTTCGGGAAATAGGTAAGGGGGGGCCTCCTATTTTTTTGAATTATCCTTAAAGAATAAGGAATTAAAGAAAAATTGTGAAGCAAATTGAATCCCTTGCTTATAACTATCAAGATTATAAATGTCAATGATTTCTGTATATGCATCATCTAATTGTGCAAATGCAAGAGCAGTTTCATTATCCAGTTTTTCCAAAATCTGCTTTTTTAAATTTTCGATTTGTTCCTCAATTTCCAAAGCTTCTGGTGTGCAACCAGAAGTCTCACTAGGTCTGTAATTACCATAGAATAAAGTTTGAAAAAAATCTTGATCCATTTCCTACACCTCCGAAATTGTTATATCTTAAAAAAGGAAAAAAATCAACAATTTTCAAAAAAAACTTTCACAAATACTGAAAGTGAAAAAGTAAAGGAGAATAGAAATGAAATACATAACAAGTGAATCAGTAACCAAAGGTCATCCAGATAAAATTTGTGACCAAATATCAGATGCAATATTAGATGAATGCTTAAAACAAGATAAGTATTCTAGAGTAGCAGTAGAAACTGCAGTAACAAAACAATATGTTTTAATTATGGGAGAAGTAACTACAAAAGCAAAAGTAGATTACGAAGCAATTGCTAGAAATGTAATAAAGGAAATCGGATATACAGATGAGTATTTAGGATTTGATTATCAAAATTGTAAGATAGATATTAAAATTCATGAACAATCACAAGACATAGCAGGTGCAACGATGGAAGAAAATCTAGGAGCAGGCGACCAAGGAATAATGTTTGGATATGCAAGTAATGAAACAGATAACTTAATGCCAGCAGCAATATATTATTCAAGAAAACTTGCAAATAGATTAACAGAGGTTAGAGAAAAAAATGGAATACCTTATTTAAGACCAGATGGAAAAACTCAAGTAACCTGTAAATATCATAATAATGAGTTAGTAGGAATAGATACAATTATAATATCAACACAACATATGAGAGGAATACCAAAAGAAAGAATAATAAAAGACATAATTGAGTATGTAATAAGACCATCAATACCAGAGAACTTATTAGTAAATACAAAAATACTAATAAATCCATCTGGTAATTTTGTTTTGGGTGGACCTGCTGCAGATGCAGGATTAACAGGAAGAAAAATAATAGTTGATACATATGGAGGCTATTGTGCTCATGGTGGTGGTGCATTTAGTGGAAAGGATCCAACAAAAGTTGATAGGTCAGCTGCATATATGGCAAGATATATTGCTAAAAAAATTGTAGCAACCAATCAAGCAGATAGATGTCAAGTACAATTAGCATATGCAATAGGTGTTAAAGAACCAGTATCAATAAATATTGATACATATGGAACAGGCAGAATAGAAGATGAGGAATTAGAAAAAATAGTCAAAGAAATATATGACCTTACACCTAAAGGAATAATAAATTTTTTAGAATTAAGAGATAATGCTATATATCAAAAATTAGCTGCTACAGGACAAATCGGAAGTGAATATGGAAAATGGGAAAAGGTAGATGAATAGAAAATGGAATTTAAAAGCATAAACATAAATGAATTGAAACCTGCAGAATATAATCCAAGAATAGATTTAAAGCCAGGCGATAAAGAATTTGAAAAGATAAGAAAAAGTATAGAAGAATTTGGATATGTGGATCCTGTAATTGCAAACAAGGATGGAACAATAATAGGAGGACATCAAAGATATAAAGTCTTAAAAGATATGGGATTTACAGAGATTCAGTGTGTAATTGTAGATGTAGATAAAGACAAAGAAAAAGCCTTAAACATAGCATTGAACAAGATATCAGGAGATTGGGATAAAGATAAATTGAAAGTGTTATTATCAGAACTACAAGGAATCGGACTAGCAGAAATAACAGGTTTCGATATTGCAGAATTAGGAATGCTAGGTGTACAAGAAGATGTAGTAGAAGATGATTTTGACTTGGAATCTGTACTTCAAGAGGAAAAAGCAAATATTCAATCAGGAGATATAATTCAGTTAGGAAGGCACAGACTTATTTGTGGAGATAGCACCAATGGAGCAGATGTTGAAAGATTAATGAATGGAAAGTTAGCAGATTTAGTTATAACAGATCCACCATACAATGTTAATTATCAAAGTAATTCAACAGGCATGCGAATAATGAATGATAACATGGAAGAAGATGAATTTGAAAAATTTTTGTACTATGCTCATAAGTGTATGTATGATTTTTCAAGAGAAGGAGCTCCAATATATGTGTTTCATTCTGATGTAGGCGGTTATTCTTTTAGGAAAGCGTTTGTAGATGCAGGATTTAAAATGGCAGAATGTTTAATTTGGCTAAAAAATCAATTCGTACTTGGCCGCCAAGATTATCAATGGAAGCACGAGCCAATACTATATGGATGGAAAGAAGGAGCAGGACATACTTGGTATGGAGGTAGAAGCCAATCTACTATATTTGAAACAGAAATAGATGAACTAAAAAAAATGACTAAAAAGGAATTGATAGAATTGATTGAAGAATATCAAAAAGGAATTCCAACAAGTGTAATTGAATATGATAGACCAAAAAAGAATAAATTACATCCTACAATGAAACCACTTGGATTATTAGGAATAATAATGCAAAACAGTTCTGCAAAAGGAGATATAGTATTAGATTTATTCGGTGGTAGCGGAAGTACCTTGATGACAGCAGAAAAATTAGACAGAATTGCATATCTTGTAGAATTAGATCCAATATATTGTGATGCAATTATAAAAAGATATATACAAGAAAAGCAAAGTACAGAAGATATAAAGATTTATAGAAAAAATAAAGAATATACATATAACGAAATATTTAAGTAGGAGGGAAAGCATATGGCAACACCAGGAAGAAAGCCTAAGCCTACACAGATGCACATATTAAACGGAAATCCCTCAAAATTAAGATTAGAAGATAGAATAGGAAAAGAGGTTAAAACTAAAGAATATGGACCAGGAGAATATCCAGAAGCACCTGAGTGGCTAGATGAAATAGCGAAAAATGAATGGAATAGAGTTGCACCAATGCTTGCTGACTGCAAATTATTAACAGAAGCGGATATAAAGGCATTGGAGGCATATTGTAAGTGTTGGAGCAGGTATGTAGAGGCAGAAAAACAGATGGATGAATTAGGAAGCACCATATTCCAACCAAATCAAAAAAGTAAATACATACAACAATTACCACAAGTTGCTATTGCACAAAAATATTTGAAATTATGCAAAGACTTTATGACAGAGTTTGGATTGACACCAAGTAGTAGAGGAAGAATGTTATTGCCAGGAGAACAAGATGAAGATGAAATGGAAACTTTATTTAGGAAGGCGATGCATTAATGTATGATGAGGAAAGAGCAAGCAGAGCAGTAAACTTTGTGAAATTGTTAAGAAACACACAAGGAGAATATGCAAAACATCCATTCAATTTAATGCCATTTCAAGAAAAAATAATAAAAGATATATTTGGAACAGTAAATGATGAAGGCTTCCGACAAATTCGTGAGGCTTTTATTTTTTTACCAAGAAAAAATGGAAAAACAGAGTTAATAGCAGCACTTGTATTGTATTGTTTGTTTATGGATGATGAATATCGGTGCTGAAATATATAGTGCAGCTACCTCAAGAGAACAGGCAACAAAAGTGTATCAGGCTTGTTGTGCAATGATTAGAATGAACAGAGCATTATCAAGCAGATGTAAAATTATAGAATCACAAAAGAGAATAGTTAGATATGATACAAATTCATTTTATAGAGCTATATCTGCAGAAGCAGGAACGGCTCATGGATTTAATGCTCATGTAGTAATCTATGATGAAATACATGAAGCACCAAATAGGGAATTGTATGATGTTTTAAAAACATCTATGGGAGCTCGTAGGCAACCACTATTTATAAGTATAACAACTGCAGGAGCAGATACCAATGGCATTTGCTATGAACTTTACAATTATTCAAAAATGCAAATGGGAAAAAAAGAAAGAGGAGAAGAATACGATAAAACATTTTATCCTGTAATATATGAAGCACCAGAAGATGCTGATATATGGGATGAAAAAGTGTGGTTTGCAGCAAATCCTGCACTACGGTGTATTCAGAAGTATAGAGGAATTTAGACAGACTGCAACTAGAGCTAGAGAAATCCCATCGCTAGAAGCAGGATTTAGAAGATTATACCTAAATCAATGGGTAAATTCTGATGTAGCATGGATGAATATGAGTAAATGGCATTTATGCAATGACTTTATAGCAGAATCAGAACTGTTGGGAAAAGAATGCTATTGCGGAATAGATTTGTCTGCAACAACGGACTTAACATCTGTAAACCTAGAATTTAGATTACCAGATGACAGATATGTGATGCTATCGCATTCATTTATGCCAGAAAATAGAGTACAAGAAAAAGAAAAGACAGACAGAGTACCCTATGGTGTATGGATAAAACAAGGATACATAACTGCTACACCAGGAGATGTAATTGATTATGAGTTTATAAAAGCATATATAAGAACAGCAGCAATGAAATTTCAAATAAAAGAAATATGCTTTGATCCTTGGAATAGTACACAACTTGCAAATGACCTTGAAAATGAGGGATTTGTATTAGTTGCAGTAAGACAAGGATATGCAACATTATCAGAGCCAACAAAAGATATCCTAGCATTAGTATATCAAAAAAGAATTATACATAACCAAAATCCAGTATTAACATGGGCAATATCAAATTGTATAACAAGACAGGATCCAAATGGAAATATAGCATTGGACAAAGCAAAAAGCAAAAACAGAATAGATCCTGCAGCTGCAATGGTCAACTCTCACAGTAGAGCAAGAATGCTAGATACAACAGTAGACTTAAATAAATTAATTTTGGGAGATGACTTTTCGTTTTAGAAGGAGGGAGAAAATTGCGGTATAAAAAATATATTTAAAAATTTAATAAAGAATGAAGAAACACCAAAGACAGAAAAAGAGAGCAATGTGGTTACTCCTTCACAATGGTTTGTAAATTGGATAAATGGAGATGAAACTGAATCAGGAGAAAGCGTTAGTGAAGAAACAGCAATGAAGATGGCTGCAGTTTATGCATGTATTAGGTTATTAAGTCAAAGTGTAGCAAAGTTACCATTACATACATATTCAACAAAGTCTGGGAAAAAAGAAAGAGAATACATTCATCCAGTTGCATATTTATTAGAGAATAGACCAAATCCATATATGACACCATATGAGTTTAAGCAAACAATGGAAATGCATAGACAATTATATGGAAATGCATATGCGGAAATTCAATTTGGAAAAGATGGATATCCAAAAGCTTTATGGATATTGAATCCTGCAGTAACAGAAATTGTTACAGATGAGAAGAATCATGGAAAAGTTTGGTATACAACAATATTACCAGATGGACAAGCAGTTAAATTGAAATTTGAAAATGTACTGCATATAAAAAATATAGGTATAACAGGAATAAAAGGAATGTCACCAATATCTGTGGCAAGAGAAACAATAGGAAGCCAAATGGCATCTCAAAAATATGTTTCAAAATTCTATAAAAATGGAACAACTGCAAAAGGGGTATTAACAGTACCAGGTGTAACATTAAAGCCAGAAGCTAAAAAAGTAGTTAGAGAAGAATGGGAAAAGATGAATACAGGTATGACAAACGCAAATAGAATTGCAATATTAGATTCAGGAATAACCTATCAAGATTTAACTATGAGCCAAGCAGATGCACAATTTATTGAAACACAGAAATTGAACACTACAGACATTGCGAGAATTTATAATGTTCCGCCACACTTAATAGGCGATTTAGAACATGCCACATTTAGCAATATTGAACATCAATCAATAAGTTTTGTAAAGAATACTTTGCAACCTTTATTGGTAAGCTGGGAACAAGCAATACAATATCAATTATTTACACCAAGTGAACAAAAGAAATATTATTGTAAATATAATGTGGATTCAGAATTGCGTGGAGATAGCAAATCAAGAGCAGAATATTACGAAATAATGGAACGAATAGGAGCTTACAATATAGATGAAATTAGAAATAAGGAGGACCTACCAGAACTTGCCGATGGACTAGGTAAAAAACATCTGATAAGTCTAAATTATACATTACTTGAAATGCTAGAAGATTATCAAATGGGAAAAGTA